GGTAAGCACCTATTTGAATATCGGGGTATTTATCATCCCCATACTCAAAAAAAGCAGTACCTCCTGAGTTGCTTTGATGAAAAAATAGAATAGCTGCAAACTGATTATCAGTATCTTGATGAATTATTCCATAAGGAGTATCAGTTTTAGATTTTAAAAGTTCTTCTGCAATCATCTTTCTAACCAGCAGACTTACATTCTTCATTTTGCACTCTATTAAATCTTCCATTTTTTGCACTACTATATCTTTATATTGAGGCCAGTTAAGTGCTTCATTAACTGGATAAGCCTGAAAACGATTACCAAAATACCTACCAGAGGGCTGATGCCCCGCTTTATATTTCAATTTAGATATCTCTTTAGACATTTTATTAAAGAGTTTATCCTCTAAAAAATTTCTTTCTATATGAATGGATCCATTTGAAATATTATTCATTATTTTCATTTCCTTATAATATGTTTCCTCAATGCTCTAATTAATTCCTCTACCTTATCGATGATAGAAATAAGAGATGGATCTGTAATAGAAGATTGTTGAGCTTTAAGTTCATCATACTCTTTAAGAGGTATAGTAACTGTACGTCTAGAGGTATGCTCATCTTCATAAGTAGCTTGTTCTGCTCTTTCTCCATTTTCATTCTCATCTTTCATATTGACTTTATAGGATAGTTACCTTAAATTGTCAACCATGGGAGTTCACAAAAGATTAACAGAAATGCAGAGAAGATTCGCCGAATTCATAGTATTCGGAGGACCTGAAGGACCTGTCTCACAGATGGAAGCAGCCAAGCTAGCTGGCTATAGTCATAACAGAGCTAGACAAGAGGGATCAGAGTTAATGAACCCCAGACTATCACCATTGGTAGCCAAGTTTGTTGGCGAACTCAAGGAAGAAAAATTAAAAAAATTTGAAGTCAGTTATGAAAAACATATAGCAGAACTAGATAGAATTAAAAATCTGGCCTTGAAGAAGGGTAGTTTTTCTTCTGCGGTAAACGCTGAAACCAATCGAGGCAAAGCAGCAGGCCTATACATAGACCGAAAAATAATAAAACATGGGAAGCTAGAAGAGCTAACAGAGGAACAACTAGAAGCCAAAATGAAGCAAATCTTAACCGACTACGAACCTCTCTTAAATGCGAAGACTGTTGAGGGTGAATCAATTGAGGCGCCTAAAGTTTCTGAATCCTCTTCACACAAGCCAAAGGAATCATCGTCCGATCCCCAAAAGTCAAAGACCCATCCTCGTCCCGATCATAAGAAGCAAAAAGCTTAACAGCATATTTATCTTTGTTATACAACCAACCTTCATTAACAGGGAATGCTAATTTCATTTTGTTGAACTGCTTATCATCAGCCCAACCACTATCGCTTAAGATATCAATCCATTCCACTCTAACCTTAGAATAAGGTATGGGGGAGAGCTCTCTCTGGGCTGTATTTACTTTTCTCTTCTTAGGCATCGTTTCTTATAACTCAAAAATATGTATATGTATGGTAAAAAAAACAGAATTAATTTAAAAATGAATCGCTTCGCGGGGCGACAGTTTGTAATATTCTGTAATGTGACACTATTTTCTGTCACTTGACACTTTTTATTTCAACAATTTGGCAATCATTATTGTTGTATACCAACACTAGTAGCCCAAAGTGACACTTTGACACTTTTTCTATAGTAGTTTTTTATTTTATTTTTATTTTTTTTACCATACCTATACAGAATCTGTCTGTTGCCTCTTTTTGGACACATTTCGGCCAGGTTTCGGCCCTCTTTTGACCACTCTTGCCTTAATTGGATATCCGTGGTCCCTGCACCATTGGTCGTGGATCTCCTTTATGACTCGAGATTCCTCACGTACACCGCCCCAACTATTATACTTTATTTCTATCATTTTCCTTAATCACTCCAGGAAGGCCCAAATGAGCTCTCCGGTCATTTAATAATTTTTCATCATCACTATAATGAAGAAAAGCTTGAGCACACATGGCTCCTTTAAATTTATTTCTCCAATGAAATAAATCAACTCCTCTATAGGCTAACATGTCTCCAGGATTTAAAAGAATCTCTATTTCTTTATTATCTTCTAAATAAATAGGATAAGGGTCTCCACCTAAATTTAAAGTAGTCGATAACTTACACGATGGACGATCGTGGTGTCTGTGTAAAATATTTCCGGTCCTGTAGACTCGTGCATAAGTATAGGTAGGCACTAACTTCATATCAAAAATATTTTCTAAATTTTTTTTAAATTTAATTAGAAAATTTTCCATTGCAGGATCTCCATAAATAGCAAAAGCTCCATCAACCTGGCCATCACCAAAAACACCACGCTCTTTATTGTACAAAGAATATTCTGGTTTACCCAGGGTTAAACAATTCGCTTCTTTCATTAAAAGATAATCGGTTAAAAAAGAAGCTAGTTCACGTGATATTGCATTTTTAATTAGTTTATAATTCATTAGTTATCGTGTCGTAAAAGCTCGGAGCCGGTATATTTTAAAGTTTTACTAGATGTAATTTCATCAAAAAAAGTAATCATAGTAAGCCTATCTTCTGGGTATTTTTCATCTGCATAACCCTGGGCTGAGTGATAGTTATGACCATCAAAGGCCACCATACTATTATAAATAGAATTATAAGAGGCTAACTTTTTATACCCTGAATTATTTTCTTTTAAAGCTTTTAGATAAGTTTCATCGAAAGGTTTATTGTTTAAGTAATAATCTTTCTTAATGCTATTAGCAGCAAAACTCTTTGAGCCAGGATGATATACGTAATTGGCTTTTAATGGAGATTCAGGAATGTAGAGGTTAGTTCCACAATTTGCATGATGAGAGAGATAAACGATTGAAGTAATTTGAGCTTCAATATCTTTGTGAATCCAGCCTTCCCCATAAGAATGTTCTTTAGGTATAATTTGAAAAAGAGTTCGTGCTGTGAAATTAATGTCCCAGTAATTTAAAGGATAGAAAGCAGCCATAATTTTACTACACACAGAATGAAACAAGTCATAATGGACGTCGTGTAATACTTCAGAGCGCATCCCGGGCCAAATACCCTCTTCGGATGGTTTATACTTTAAAGTTTTAGCAAACTTAACAATTTCATTAGGATCTTTAAAAAAATTAAGAACAGAGAGGCTAGGATATAACATCTTTTTCAAACTCCTTTAACAATTCATTAGGATCCACCTTAGCTCTTTCCTTTTCATCAAATATTAATTCATTGTAATGATCGAGTCGTTTAAGAAACTTATGTTTCCATTTCCGTAATTCGTGGTCCGTGATCCGAAACTCCTGGTAATATAAATCTGGTGTACAGATCATGATCACACCCTGTCTAATCTCACTCCCATAGTACGCATCGTGGGCCATCGCATACGCTGCAATCTGCAGGTAATAATCATCTACCCACTCTTCTTTCTTTGGGCGGTTTGACTGTTTAAAATCTACAATAGTTTCCAAACCATTATGGTTACATACGAGATCAGTACTCCCAGCATACAACCCAGGATAGTGTAACATAACTTCACTACCATGATACTCTTCAACCGGTGCAAGACCGATTTCAATAATTTTTTGGGCCATGGGCTTCGCCTGGCATCCGATTGGCGTAAGATCATCGTAGCCAACGTCTTGGATATGAGATTCCAAGAACTTGTGCATGGCAGTCCCCCGCTTTGATGATAGATTCTTAATTGATTCTGCTTTTTCATGTCCAACCTTATTTTTCCAGGCCGTTAAATAACTCTGATTCTTTGTCTTTGCAAGAACTGTTGTAACGCTTGGAAGTCGCATACCTTGGAAGTCATAAAATCGAGTTCCGGTATCCACATCCGTGATTTGTTTTCCTGTTATATAGCTGTATTTATTACTTTTTTTCATTTTTTAAATTTTTATCCTTATCTCTTATTAATCCCTTATGTATTTCATCCATGTTGGACCAAGTGATCTCTGAGTATCGTTTGCGATACTTATCATTCGAGACTCGAGACTTTCCATCCCACTTAGGCTTTTTCATTTACTTTTACATTTACAAAACTATCACTATCACTATTCCCTAGTCGGCCACTAGGAAAAAGATTAAAGGCTAGAGAAAGTCTTACTTCATTTGAATGATTAGGTAATATTTTATGATGAACATCTGCTGGAAAAAAACAAATTGTTTTGGCTTGAGGATTAAATGTAAATTCTTTGGAGTTATGTAAATTATATTTAGTAGGAATTAGTTTAATTGTTTCCTTATCAAAATAATTTAAAAAACTAATCCCACCACAATTAATGGGTGTCGTAAGATATAAAATACCACTGTACATACAATTACTATGGTTATGATAATTGGATGATTGACCTGGCTCAGTTTTGGATATCCATGAGGTTGTTATTTTAAAATCAGTATTATGATATTGTAAAACATTATTTTTATAAGTATTAAATTCTTTTTCGATAATCTTTTTAAGAAACTTAAAAGATTTATTATTTAAGATGTGTGTATCTAGAGATATATTTACAATATTAGCAACGTCTCTATCAGTCTTTTCTCCAGATTTTGTAAAACCTATTTTTTTTACCAATTTATTAATTTTAGTAAGATCAAGATCTTCCAAAAGGGAGAAGTATACTATTTTTGCAAATAAAGGAGCTATAGAAATTTTCTTCACAGGGTTATGAGACTACTCTTTTCTTTCATTAGTTTAGTTTTAAAAGACAACGTTATTCTTACTCCATCATAAGGTGCCATACCTCGGTGCTCTTTCCCTGCTTCAAAAACAATTAATCTATTTTGAACAAACTCATATTTCTTTTCACCTTTAATTTCGAAACATCCTTCGTCGCCCATCAATGTTTTCGTGGCCATATATAAACAAGTTAAATCTCCATCATCAGGATGAAAAACTCCATTCATCCCTTTCCATTGAACATTAAAATACATTCTAATTAATCCAAGATTCAGCTTTAGTGTTCTAGCTAACTTCCAAAATAAATATTTGTTTATAGCTTCATGAGGATCTAATATATGATTATAGAATCCATCCATTTTAGGCATATTGTCAAGAGACACATGACCAAAGGAATGAGGCCTATCAAAAGTAAAGTTTTTATCTAAAAACTCAACTAAGTGTGGATCTAGCCAGTTATCAATTACTTGGGTTTTCATCGGAGCTTTTGAGCATAGTATCTGCTAAAACTAGATTTTT